GTATGGCTGCTGGACCGCATATCGTCCAGTAGGCTGGATGGCATCGGGTCTTTTCGCATGCGCGGTGGGAATCATCGCCTTTATTGGGAGATCCAAGGCATGATCCTTGAGCGCCTGTGGTCGGACCGTCGGGCATCGACATTGGCTACGCCCGCAGCCTGGCTAGTTGAAGCACTTGCAGGCGATTGGACTAGCGAAGCTGGCGTCACAATCAATGAGACCACGGCGCTATCAATAAGTACTGTGTTTGCTTGCGTGCGCGTGATTGCCGAGACAGTGGGTTCGCTTCCACTCTTCGTGTATCGTCGCCTTCCCAATGGTGGCCGTGCTATTGAATCTGGTCACCCCATGTTTCCTGTTTTGCATGATCGTCCCAACCGTTGGTCGACTTCGATGGCCTGGCGTGAGGCGATGACCATGAATGTTCTGCTGTGGGGTAATAGCTATGCCAGGATTGATGCCGTAGGTCAACGAGTAACGGACCTATGGTTGTGGCATCCTTCGCGCGTGCAGATAGGCAAAACGGTAACGGGAGATTTGATTTATACGATTACGACTGGTGATGATGGGTTGACGAAGGAAGTAGTACCAGCCAACAGGATGCTTCACATCTCTGGCCCCAGTCCAGATGGTGTCATGGGATGGTCAATCCTGAAGCTGGCACGGGAAGCTATGGGCTTGCACGCTACGGCGGAGAAGTACGCATCGAACCTATACGGAAATCAGGGTACGATGCGAGGAATCCTTGAGCATCCTGGTCGCATGGAGGAAGCAGCCAGCAAGCAATTTCGCAGTGATTGGGAGCGCATATATGGAGGGCCAAAGGGTAAGAACCGCACCGTGATCTTGCAGGCTGGCATGACGTTCAAGTCGATCAGCATGCCACCCGAAGATGCGCAGATGCTGGAGAATCGCCAATTCTCGGTGGAGGAAATCTGCCGATGGTTCAATGTGCCACCGCACAAGGTACAGCATCTCTTGCGCGCCACATTCTCGAACATCGAACATCAACAGCTTTCGTTCTCGACGGACACGATCCGACCATGGCTGGTACGGTGGGAACAGGAGCTGAAACGCAAGCTTTTCGTCGGGGACGACGAGCACTACGCCGAGCATGTGATGGATGCGATGCTGCGCGGGGACAGCGTGTCCCGTGCCGAGAGTAACATGCGGCAATTTTCCAATGGTGCACTGACAATCAACGAGTGGCGTCGCATGGAAAATCGACCATCGCTCGATGATCCGGTAGGTGACATGCACTTTGTCCCCGTGAATCTCATGCCAGCCGAGAAGCTGACTGCAGCGCCAGCACAGCCACCAGCGCCGCCGGCGCCACCGCCGCAGCGATCAATTGATGAGGTGATCCAACGGTATCGACCAATTCTAGAACAGGTGGTTACTAGTCTTGGTAGATTGGAATCGGATCGCATGACTCGTGCGGCGAAGCGGCCTGAAGCCGAGAATGCGATTGCAGCATTCCGTGCATCACATCATGATCATGCTGTCGCGGTATTGCGAACCGTGACGACACTGATTGCCACCGATATGGGACGATCGGATGTGGACGCGATATTGCAGGAGATCACCACTAGGCATATTGCGCGCATCAAACCAGGTGAGATTGACGGTGTAGCCGAAGCATCATTGATTGCACTGGATATTGTGGAGTACATGAATCATGCCAGTTCGTAACGACAACACGCTAGTTGCTGAATCACGCGCAATTCCACAGCCTGGTTCTAGTGAGAGCGAGACTGATTTTATGGCTCGGTGTATGGGCAATGAGACGATGGGCGATGAATTTCCAGATCATGACCAGCGCTTGGCAGTGTGCATGCGCACATGGACCGATGCACATGGTCGCGCCAATCGTGACATGATCGAGCATCGAGTGATTCAATTTGGACAAGGTCGGCTCGAAATCCGGCAAGCTGGTGCCGATCAGCCTACATTCCTGTCTGGTTACGCGGCTGTGTTTGACGCAGAATCTAGTGTCATAAATACGCCATGGGGATCATTCACCGAGACTATTCGTGCTGGCGCTTTCGATTCGTCTCTCGCAGCCGGATCGGACGTGAGGTGCTGCCTCAATCACGACCCTACACATCTGCTCGGTCGTCGCTCGGCTGGTACGCTCGATGTGCGGGTAGACCAAGTTGGTCTTCGGTATAGCGTCGAGCTCCCGCAGACTCAGATCGGTCGGGATCTGGCAGTGAGCATCCAACGGGGTGATATCAGAGGTAGCTCATTTGCCTTTCGGGTGCTCGGGGAGGATGGCGAACGGGTCACAATGCAAGGTCGTGACGTGCGGCGAGAGCTATTGGCCGTGGATATCCTAGAGCTGGGGCCAGTGACCTATCCAGCTTATCCAGGGACTGAGGATCAGCTCAGCCTACGGTGCGTCCAGATGCTGCGACGAATCGGCCAGCAGACCACTGCGCACGATCTGAGGCGTCGTCTTGATCTAGCTATCCTGACTTGACAGACTGTGGTGGCTAGCTATGATGTGGTCGTCCTTGGCCATATCAGCCGTGATGGCTGGTGGCAGCCTGGGACGACAGGTACCCCCTCCGTGTGATGCGGTGTGGATGCCAGACGTGACTGATTGTCAGCACGTCCGGTTCTACCGGACACACGGAGATCACATCCAGTGACTATTCCAGAGTTACGCGACCTGCTCGCGAAACTCACGACCGAAGCCAAATCGATTGGAGAGAAGCTGAAGGCCGAAAAGCGGTCTTCGACTGCCGATGAGGCCAAGCGGGTCGACGAGCTGATCGAGCAGATCGAAAAAACCAAAACCGAACTGGCAGCGGCCGAAAGGGAGGAAGAGCGCCAGCGCAAGCTAGATGCGCTCGTTGTACCTCCTCCATCGCCACCGCCTGCCCCGGCGCCGCAAGGTGCTACCCCACCAGTGGGTAGCGCGCAACAGCGGTCAATGACAATCACCGCTCCCCGCGCCAATCTTGTGGCGTTCCGCGAGGAGCGCGACGCATATGTGTTTGGTACATGGTTGGTCGCGAATACTCCGTCGCATCACCGATTCCTAGAGGCTCGTCAATGGTGTCGAGATCAGGGGATCGACTGGCATCAGCCGGCGCCAGAGACACGTGCGATGGGCGAAACGACCAATACGGCTGGTGGCTACCTGGTCCCTACGGAGACCGCAGCCACGATCATCGATCTGGCCGAGCGTTTCGGAGTCGCGAGGGCAAATTGTCAGGTCATCCAGATGACTCGCGACAATTTGACGGTGCCGAAATATTCCAGCGGACCGACGGCTTACTGGGTTGCGGAAAACGGTACCATCACTGCGTCCGATGTATCGCTGGATGCTGTTGGTCTTGTGGCCAAAAAGCTAGCGACACTGACACGTATCAGCACCGAACTCATGGAGGATTCGGCTGTTGCTGTTGGTGATTTTGTGGCAATGCAAGCCGCGCGTAGATTGGCCGAGGCCGAGGACGATGCGTGGATCAACGGTGATGGCACCAGTACCTACGGTGGTATCTTCGGCGTTCGCGGGCAATTCAACGCGAACGAATCACTCGAAGGAGCAGTTACCGCAGCCAGTGGTAATGACACGTTCGCAGAGTACACCGTTGCGGACCTATCAAAACTCATGGGCACTGTGGCTCCAATGGCTTACAGCATGGGTGGTCCGAAGTGGTTCACCTCGCAAGCTGGTCGTGCCAATACGCTTGAGCGTCTGGGTCAGCAAGGTGGTGGTACTACTGTAGCCACAATCCAGCAGGGATTGATAGCTTTCTACAGTGGTTGGCCAATCGTGATCACGAACAAGTTACCGACAACAACTGGCGATCAAAGTGAGAATACGCCAATTCTTTTCGGCAACATGGAACTTGGATGCATGTTCGGTGATCGCCGGCGGGTGACCGTGAAGATCCTCACCGAGTTGTATGCGGCCACGGATCAAATCGGAATCCTGGTGACTGAACGCGTTGACATTAACTTCCATGAGGCTGGCAGTGCGACTGTTGCCGGCGTTGTGGTCGGATTGATGGGAGACTAATCATGGCCAATGAAATACAGAAAATGTGCTTCAATGAGATGGCCTCGGCGTCTCTCACGAACAGTGCAACGCAGGCAGCCAACCTGGATTGTCGCGGGTTCGACTATGCTAGTGTGCTATTTGACTTTCGCATCGAGAAGAACACGAACGCGGTCGGACCTACAATCTCGCTGCTGGAATCTGATGATACGGTCGTCACCAACTTCGCGACCTTCGACGCCAACTTCGAGCGTAGTGCGGAAGACTTGGTAGCAGCCAAGCAGGTTCTGTACCACGTGAATCGTCGCACGAAGAAGCGATATCTTCGAGCGAGCGTCACCACTGCGACCACGACCAATGATGATGTGACTGTCACGATCATTGGCGTACTCAGTGGTGGGTTCGATCTGCCAGCATCAACCTCCGGCATGGTTGCTCAGACCGATGCCGTGGTTGTGCTCGGATAACCTTCTACCTTCTGCTCGTGTCGGAGTTAAAAGGCCGACATGAGTTTCAATCATGGATGCAATCAAGCTCAACATCGGCGCTGGTAGCACGAAGCTCGATGGATTTATTCCGATCGATCGCAAGCTCGGCACCGAAGCCTACCCGCTGCCGGCCATAGTTCATCATGGCAGCGACACGATCGCGCTGACCGATGGGAGTGTTGATGAGATACGCGCGAGCCATGTGTTGGAGCACTTCGGATTCAACAATGCTCTGCGTGCAATAGGAGATTGGGTGCGGGTACTGAAGCCTGGTGGCAAGCTCAGATTGGCTGTTCCTGACATGGATCGCATCATGGAGCTGCGGAAGTCTGGCGATCCATTGTGGCGGCACTACCTTATGGGTGGTCAGACCGATACAGATGACTTCCACAATACTGTCTACGATCGCGACAGTCTCGCAGCGCTGATGAAAGAAGTGGGACTAGAGAATATCGAGGAGTGGCGTGACTCGGAACGAATCGACAACGCGAGCCACAAGTGTACGCTGAATCTGCAAGGTACCAAGGACGGCAAGCCTAAGCAACGAACGGTAAACGCCCGTGTGGCTGCGATCACCAGTGTGCCTAGACTTGGAATCAATTCCGCATGGGGATGCACGTTCGATGCCCTCATGCCATTTCGTATTCCCTTGTACCGAGCCACTGGAGCATTCTGGGGCCATGCACTGCAAAACCTGATGGAGGACCATGCAGA